AATAATTGCGACCGTAATCGGAACCCACACCTCCACCATACGTTACACCCAACGAGTCCCAACAGGCTCAGGGTTATAGCCGTTAATCTTTGCGTCAGAAATAATCTTTTCCTTGCGTTCGTTAATGGTCGGACCGTGGAACTCTTCTTTGCCTTGGGTGAAACCCAAACGAACACTTTTAATGTGGCAGCCGAAGCAAACCGCCCCTCGGCGGGGCAGTTCGTCCACATAAAAGTCTTTCCCACACTGGTTACAGGTCAAATCCATACAAATATGGGAAGATTGTTCCCAATCACCTACCCATCCTGGAGCGAACATTATAAGAACCAATCGGGATACGTTCCATTCCGTCGTTACCCGTCAAAAACTGTTCCCACCACGCCAAACTGTTGCGGGGAATCGGGGCAGCGCCCCGATATTCGGGCAGCCATACATACTTCAGCATCTGGTTACCAATCGCCAAACTAATAGTCCTGTCGTCGTGGGGGCTGCCAGCCATCTTCCCGTTCGCCTTACGGACAAAGGTACGCAACTCCGCAATCGTACGGTCGCAATACACCTCCAAGTCATTCGTCCTGAGGGCGGCTGCAAGTTCGTCAATCATTAGAGGCTTGGAACTGGCTGAGGTACGCCAACCCAACATCTCCGTCGCCTCGGGGCGGACATGCCCAAGCCGTCGCTGACGATACAGATTCTTGTAGCCAATACGTTGAGCCGCCTTTAGGGCGGTCAACCCATGGTTGTTGTTCTCAATACCGACCAGGGCACCGTTGTACCACCAGCCCAACTGTGCCATCATTTCGCCAAACAGGTCAGGTTCAATATGCCCGTGCCAATGTGCGGCGACAAACCCCTTGGAGGCATTCACAATATGGGCGGAACTATAGTCGCCATGCTGCAAGCCTTCGGCAACGTCAGCACCTAACACATACACAGCCTCAGGGTCGGGGAACTCCCAAATCGCCAGTTCACCATCCTGGGTAGGTCGGAACTCGGACACGTTATTCGCGTACACATGCAAATAGCCGCGGTCAGGTTCAACCATATCCATACTGTCCAGCATGTCAATATCAAACACAGGGTTACCCGACTTGATAAACGCTTCCTCAGGAAAGCGCGGGTACTCTTGATGCAACTGCCAGGACTGCATATTCTTGGCTTTGTCGTCGTACCACTCTTCGCCACGCTCACCGTCAGCGGACCACGGGTAAAAAATTCCCCTGAACTTGTTAGTACCAGTTTGCGAGCCAACCCACAGTTGGTGAAAAAAGTTTCCTGAACCATTGGCGGTGGACAAGCCGTGGACACGTCCACCAACGTCCGCAATCGGCTCAATAGAAGCCCAAGCCTCTTCGGGGTTGGGCAAGAACGCCCACTCGTCCACAAACACCGCATACACCGACTCACCACGAGCAGGGTCAGAGCCGCTGGGCAGCGACTCAATCGCGGACTCATTATCAAACACCATCTTCAACTGGTGGTCCGTCACCTGCTTGGGTCCGCGTTCACGGAACCAAAACGGCAGAAACCTGAAACCGTACTTAGACTTTGCCAACAACTTCATGGCTTCGCGCTCAGTGCGCGACAACATAATAATAAACCTGTCAGCAAAAAAATAGGTCAACCAAAACGCATACGCCGCAGCCAACGTAGAAAACCCAATCTGACGAGCCTTCAAGACAACCGTATAACGTTCACCCATCCACGTCTTGACGGTTTCCACCTGAGCGGGACGCAACTCAAACCTAATACGCCCCTTAGAGGGGTGCTTGATATACCAATAGTTTGCACAGAAATGCTGAAAGGCTGCCAACTGCGCCTCTAATGAGTCGTCCTTGCCGCGGCACAAACGCCACTCGCGCTCCTGGAGAAGTTCATCCAGTTGCATCACATGCCCCACGGCTGCCAGCCGTTACCATTCGCCTCAACCGAATAATCAAAAATAGCCTTCATCGCCCGAACATTCACCATCGGGTCATACAAATCCTCACACTCATCCAAAATGCCCTGGGCTTGCAACCAGCCCTGCGGACTGTAACGGTTCGGCAAACACCAGAAACGATTAATCTGGAACAAGCCTAGTGACCCGCCGTTTGGGTCCGTGCGATTCGTCACCAGCGGGTTGCAGCGCGACTCGCGGTGCATAACCCTGTGAGCCATCTGCTTGTCGTCGCTGGAGAAACCTAGTCTGTCCAACGCGAAATGATACTCCACACAAACCCTGGGTTTGTTTTCGGGGGCGGGGATTCCAAACACCATAAGCACAGCCGCAATGATATAACTCATCTAGCCTCCTAGGGAAATGAATGTCAACCCCTGCGGGGTTGGCATCATTCTACAGGTTGGGCACCCCGACCGAAAGCAGGGTCTTTCGGGTTAATCCACCGCAACACGGGAGGAATCAACGCTGCAACAAACGCCTTCAGAACATCCTGGAACGTAAAGTCAACGGTTGCCATGACGGCGACGACAGCCGCCAACGCCGAACGCAAATATGACTTCAGCATTTCAATATGCTGAGGCTGGATGCGCTTCACTCAGTCTCCTCGGGAACAGGCGGTGCGACGAACTCATCAAGTCCCGCATCATACGTCATACCGATACCAGCGTAACGTCCACGGAAGTTGCCGTTGTACGAAGTCTGCTTCCACGTTCCCGTCAAACCCAACGACGCAATAAACGCCTGACCGACAGGCTCACTGGCGGGGAAGTCCCCACCGCCACAGTCGTCGTTGGATACGACGATGACCTGCTGAACCACGTTGCTGTCATTGACTTGTGCGAAATGTGCCATGTTCTTCTCCTTAGGCTACCACGAATGTGCCTGATGTTGTGTAATCCCAGTATGTGTAACTGCCAGTCGTTCCAGTAGATACAGTGCCAGTTGTAGTAATGGTAAACGAAGCGATGTCTGCTGTCAATGCACGAATGACGACACGACCAGACCCACCATTCCCAGCAGAGCCATTGCCACCACCGCCACCACCACCGAAGTTGGCAGTAGCACTACCAGCAGGCGCGCTTCCTGCATTCGTTCCCCCAGCACCATTAGAACCAGTACCACCACCACCACCACCACCAGAAAACGAGCGTGTAGTCCCCGTGTAGTCGTTCGTGGATGCTGAACCACCCGCACCGCCAGTTGTCCCGCTTCCGTTACCGCCAGTGCTACCCTTGCCGCCACCACCACCAGCATTAGTAGTGGCATTTGAGGAACCACCAGCATTGCCTTGTCCAGCAACACCATCACCGCCACCACCTGAGCGAGTTCCACCGCCACCAGAGCCACCGTTTCCACCAGCCATCGCACCGTCATACGACGAAGCACCACCGCCACCACCCATTACGCTCTGAAGAAATGCAGACGGTGTACCACTGCGCCCATTCTGCGCTGAGTTAGAGCCACCAGCACCAACAGTGACTGTGTATGTAATCCCAGCAGCGACTATCCCAGTATCGGTAAGCATTCCACCGCCACCACCACCGCCACCAGAAACATTTGAGAAAGCACCACCGCCACCACCTGCGACGAGCAAGTATCCCACATTCAGTGTCGTAGCGATTGGGATTGTGTTCGTCGTGAGCGACGAAACATACCCCATGTAACTGCGTGTCATACGCGCCACCTTATGTAAACGATTCCCGAACCACCAGCACCACCAACGCGACCCGTGTTGCCAGCATTGTCGCTCGCACCGCCACCACCAGAAGCCGTGTTCGCACTAGCGGCAGAACCATTCGCATTGTTGCCACCGTTGCCGCCGATGGATGACCCACCTGTTCCTGGGGTCGTCACTGCTCCACCGCCACCGCCACCGCACTTGAATAGTGCGGAACCGCCGATGAATCCTGCAACGTCAATACCTGCTCCACCGTTGCCACCAGAACCAGCGGCACCAGCACCACCACCGCCACCACCGATGCTACTTGCTTCGTCTGCTCCACCGAAACCTTGTGCGCCGATAGACACCGCACCTGTTGTACCAGTCTGCGAGCCGCCACCGCCACCGCCACAACCACCAGCAGACGGTCTGAGGCTGTTATCCCCTGTGCGATAACCACCCCATCCACCGCCGAGTGCGCTGATGTTGTCCACAGTTGCGCTTGGTGACGTTCCTCCAATCGTTGAACCAGAACCGAGACTGACGGCTGCTCCACCCCCGCCGACAGTCACGGTGACGTTGGCATCCAGATAGACGATTTCACGCACCATACCGCCAGCACCACCGCCGCCACCGCGATTGTTCGCCTGCGGAACGGAGCCACCGCCACCGCCACCGCCACAAAGCAGAACGTCAAACAGTCCAGCCTTCGTGATTGTCAGCGTTCCCGTGCTCGTGAAGGTGAGATACTGATAGTCGATGCTGCTAATCGTTACAGCAGTAGGCGAACCAACACCACCCGTAGCGGTACCATAAGTCATCAATGGCACACCCTGTGTAATCAGGGATGAAACGTAACCCAACTGCCTTCTTGCCGAAGCCATTGGTTACACCGTAATACGGTTAACGAACCCGTGAATAGTAATAACGTTAGCCGTCGCGGCAAACGCACGAACAACCAACGGGCTTGCATTGCCCTTAATCGGGAAACCAGGAACAATCGCAACCAATCCAGCCTCGGGCTGAATGGTAACCTCAATCAAGTCATCAGGGCTGGAAGTGCCACCCCACTCAATCGTCAACTTGCGGGCAGTCGTGTCCGTGTTCTGGGCATACAACCATACTTCGTCAACGGTTGTTGCCGTGGTGGAACCCGTGTGGATTGTCGTGCCAGGGGTTGCCGTAGCAGCAACCTTGACGGCTTTGCCATCGGTTGAACCGCTGAGAACGAGTTTGCTGAAAGTTGCCATATCTACTCCTAGTGGGGGTTGTTCCTTATGCGAATAATGATGCCGCGATAATAGCCTGGTCTGAGTCAGGCGGAGATGCGGGTACCGCAGCCAACAGTGTAGCAGCCGTAATCTTCTTTGTCACAGCCGTACCAGACGGGTCATCAACGACAACAAACAAATCTTCGTTCGCCAACGTGGTCAACGCGGTCAGTTCGGTAATTTTCTTATCAGCCATTACCAGCCTCCAAAAGAATAAATCCCCCGTCCTCTAAGAGCATGTCGTTCCCATTCTCCAACTCCAAGTTGGTGGCTACATAGTCGGGGTCGGTCCAATATTCCAAAGCAACATCGGACCATGAGCCGATGTTGCCGACAACCGCTGCATAATACTCGTAGGAACCAAGACGCGGCGACAAGTTCTCCAAATACAGCAAGTCACCCAACGTGGGTGTTGCGCCCGCTTCAGGGTGCAGCACCTTTAGAGCGGTGAACATTGCGTCATTGATTGTCGTCATCGTAGTCCCTGAATTTAGCAGGTTCTCCTTCGCAGCAGGTGTCTTTATGTTTACATTCTGGGCAAAGCCAACGAGTAGCCACAGGCGGATATTCGCATCCGCAGACAGGGCACTCTATTAGATTACTCATTATAGGCGGGGCAGTTCCCCCCGCTGGTCCCGTTCCCGCTTCTCCTGGACAACAGTTTCCCGAATCAACTGGTCCAAATCCTCATCCGAGATTTCTGCCAACGCCTTGGTGTGCTCAACCTTAATTTGCGTTGGGGCAAACCTGTTGGTCGCCTGGAGATATAGTTGGGCTGCTTTGTTGTCGCCGCCCAAAGCCGCATCATACAACGCATCCAGTAGCCGTTGGGTTCGCTCAGGCGAACCCTGCAGGTCTGTTACACGACGGTCCCATTCCGCACGAAAGTGCGGCTTCTTCTCCCACCTGCGCAAAGTGGTGACATCAACACCGTTAGTGGCAGCGTACTTTTCCTTGGAGGAAGGTTCACGCAACTGCTGCGGCAAGCACAGCCACTGCAAATATTTTTCCTGGCGGTCGTCCAACAAGTTATTTTCCATCACCCTAGGGGTGAATGTTCCCGAGCATTGAATGACCGTTTAGTAAGTGATACCAGAGTAGTACCAGGGTGATACTAGATGTCCCCGTTAGGGAACGGGGGAGGGGGATAATAGGGGGAGGGGGAATAGAATAGAATTGGATATGCTAGCCACCGAACGATAGTGAAGGTGGCGACGACAAGGGGCAGTTGGGATGAGTGTGGTCAGGTTTGTGGGTGCTTTGGTGTTGGGGTTGGTTGGGGCTGTGGCTTTGGT